ATATTATCAAATGGTATTTCGCCAAATGAAGGAGCATCTCCCTTTTTTGGTTTTAAAATGCTCAATAAAGTTTTTCCGTCAGTATAATCCATATAAATATAATTATAATTTAATCTGTTTACTAAATTCTTATTTTATCATCTTTAAATTATTCGAATATAATAGATTTTATTTAAAAAATATTAAATAAAATTTAATTTACATGGACACAGACATGGGTTTTTGGAACATTCTGATACATTCCCAAATCTTAGCAGATTCATCGATACCAAAAGCGCCTCTCTTGTGAGCCAAAGACAAGAAACTTACCATAACATTTAGAGCAATATTTTCATCAGTAACTTGAACATCAACTAATTTAACTTCCTTTTGAGTAGTGGGAGTAAGAACCGGAGTCTCAGTTAGAACAATATTTTCACTGTTATTCATTATAATTTATTAAAATAATTATTTTTAAGTGTTTTATCGAATACAATATTTATTTTTAATTTTTAATTTTTAATTTTAAATTTAATTAAATCATTTAAAGGCTTTTCTCTAGTATATATAGAAATAAACATGTCTTCCAATTCCAATATGCTCTCAAATGAATCAATTCTAAACACTGAAATTAAAAACAAAGGTTTTGCACTTTTAGATCAAATGTTTAAAGAAAATAGCTGGCACCTTGTAAAAAATGAAATGAATTACATTTGCTACACCAAACTTGGTCACGAAACTGATATATTCGAAATTAAAATCGACGCTAAAAATATTCATATTGGTATTCCAATTAAGAACAGTCCTTTTCAATTTAATACATCATTTAAAGATTACTTTCAAGCTAGTGAATATGTCGAAGGTAGATTTTTCGATTTTATTAGAGAAAAAAATTGAGTTGATAAAACCATTTAAAATCATGTGTATATTAATCTATACTTATACACATGATGTCAAATTCTACTATGTCGAAAAATTCTGATTTGTTTGTTGAGAAGTCACTCCAATTTCAGAGTGAGAATATCAATGTTGAAACAATTCCTATTCCCATTTCAGATGCTAAATTCGGAATACTTAAATTAACTGCTATTTCAGCACCAATGAGTCAAGACGTTAGTGAAATCATCTTTATGGTTGATCGTTCTGGTTCTATGTCCGATGTATGTTCTGATGGAAGAGATAAGATGCAACATATACTTCACACGTTAAAAAATATGATTATTTATTTTAAGGATAATAGGAGCGCAAGGGTTTATGTAAATATATTTGCGTTTGATGATATAATTGAAGAAATTGTTGAGAGAACCGATATTAATGAAGAAAATATTGATTTGGTTATTTCCAAAATTAACAGAATTGCTCCGCGAAATTCAACCGATATTGAAAAGGCGTTGATTTCTATTAAATGTACAATCGATAAAATTCAGCTAGAAAATCCTACACATAATATTTGTAACATATTTATGACTGACGGAGAGGCAACTGTTGGTAATTGTAATATTGTTTACCTTTCAGGTCTTATCGATAGAAAGATTACAAATGCTTTTATTGGATTTGGTGTTGAGCATGATGCGGTGCTTCTTAAATCTATTTCTAATGGAGATAACAGTTCTTATTATTTCATTGATAAACTTGAAAATGCTGGTCTTGTTTATGGAGAAATTCTTCATGGAGTTCTATATAAAGTTCTAACTAATGTTTCGATTGAAGCTTCTAACTGTCTCATATATGATTATAAAAATAACGTATGGCGTAATTCTTTAAAAGTTGTAGATATTATTAGTGAATCTAATAAAGTTTATCATGTTATCTCTACAAATCCAGATGATTGTAGTATTTTGTTAAAAGCGCAAGCGAAGGAAAACGACTCTATAATGCATTATGGATTCTCTATATCTAACGAAAATTTATCTTCTGATTTATCTAAGTATGTTTTTAGACAGAGAACTCTTCAACTTCTTTATAAAATTAATAAATTTATTGAGAAAAAAAATTATTCAAGAGTAGATTTATCAGTTTTCAGAGGATTTGAAAATAGTAGTATTGGTCATGATAGACACTCTATTGCGGAAGAACAAAATATGTTAAAAACAGAATTGAAAAAATTTATGGATGAAATGAAAAAATATATGACTGATAATAATCTTAATGATGATGGGTTTATGAAAAATTTATGTGATGATATTTATATTTCGTATAGGACTTTTGATACAAAATTTGGAGCAATGTATAATGCTGCTAGACAAAGTTCTCAAGGAGCGCAAAGGTGCTATACTGTTAGTCATACTCCTGAAGAATCAAATGAACCATTTAGAGGTGGCTGTTGTGCTCAACCTAGATTGACAAGACAAACTAATGATCCAGCAACTCTTAGTTTGTATAATGGTAATCCTCCATTTCTATCTAATGATTTTGATGAATTTGATAATTTAAATAATGATGATTTAACCGAAGATGGACACGGAGTTACATTTGATGATATGAATCACACAATGTCTAATTTTGAAGACACACCTTACCTTACACCGATTGCGACTCAGCTTATGAGAGAAATGAGCAATGGAAATAGTACATGCGATCTATTTTCTCAATCTAAAAATAATAATTCTGATGATGAAGAAGATAATATTTAAATAAAAAATTAAATAAATAATATAAAAAATTAAATAAATAATATAAAAAATTAATCTGTCGCCTCTGGCTTCTGGCGCCTTTGGCTTATGGCTTTATAAATTTTTTTATATTATTTTATTGTTGTTTTTGTAACTCTGTTTGTAATTCACTTAGCAGCGGGAATTTATCTTGATTTATATTTTCAGACAAAAATGACGGGGTTGATTCCAATGGATTATCATTTATACTCCATAAGGTCTGCCACACACCGCTTACAAATGGCGGTTTGTTTTTTACCTTCAATCTAAAAGGACATGAATAATCTGGATTTTCATTTACAGCCCCACATGGATTACAAGGTCCGTTTAAAAATGTAAAACCTGGAATTATTTTTTCCAAATCATTAAAATCTACATCAGTTGTCTTTGAGGTTTGTTCTCCAAATATTCCTCCTTTTCCTGTATATGTTATTCTCTCTAATGTAGAATTGTTGGGATTTTTCATATTACATTTTATTATATCATCACTCCTATTTTCTAATAAACCTGATTCTTTACTTAAGGCAAACTCGCCAAAACCATTTGGAAGATCTTCATATTTATTACCATCTGGATTCTTTACCAGAACTCCATTTAATAGGAAATGACCTTCTTTTGTTTGATAAGAAATGATTCTTAATATAGCAGCTTCATTATATACTGTTCTTGCGTAATTTACAGCATCTTTTGGAAGTGTTCTTATAAATGGACTACTTCTTACCGCATTTTCATACAATTTTATTGTAGTTTGTGACCATGGCCACATTCCATGTTTATTAAAATAATTTAATTCTTCTTGACTAGCTTGGTTTTCTTGAATCATATTTACATCAAAGATTTTTTGACGATTTATTGTACTTTGAATCTGTAAAAAATCACGAGTTGATTTTTTGTCCCACGTAAAACCTTCTTTTAAATTTGGATTTTTTATTGATAAACGAGAGAATCTATATACAACAATAAATATTATACTTAAAATTATTCCATATTGTATATTGTACATTGAAACTAGTAATGATATTGTTATTAGTATAAGATTTCCTAAAATTGTATTAAATAACGTATTAAATAATTCTGGAATTAAATATAAAACAAACCATATTGTTATTAATATTGTAAGTAATCCGATCATTTTTGTTTTATTTTCATCATTTATTAAATTTTTTAATTGGTTCATATATTATTAAACTATTAATATTTTATAATTTAATAATATATATGCGTAAGACTAAAGTAAATAAAAGGAAAAATAAGTATTCAAGAAAAACTAGCAAAGCCTATAGAAAAAATAAAAATTTATGTAAAAATGGCGTTACAGATGAAGTTTTAAGACTCAGAGATTATATTAAAGAACTTAGAAATAAATACAAAAAAACACACAAAAATAAGCCTTTAACCACAGGTTCTAACGACCAGTAGAACCAAAACCACCACCAGCTCTTTCAGTTTCAGCACCTAATTCCTCCCGTGAATCTACAATTTCTATAACAATTGGAATCAAACCTGGCGCGCAAATTTGTAAATAACGATCATATTTTTGTCCAAAAAAATCAGCTTCTCTACTATCTGATAAATTATCCGGAAGATTTACCACATCAAACATTCCCATGAGGTGACCACGATAACCAGCATCTATAATTCCAGTTGAATTTGCCAATCTTAATGGCGTCCTTGAAAGGGATGAACGAGGATACATATAATAACCTGTGTCAAACATCTTTCCTGTATCCGTGAATATTCTAGCCGAACAACTGACTCTTAAATTTAATCTGTTTACTGGATTTTGATTTTCCCATCCTGGTCCATAAAAACGCAATACTGAAGGATCAAAATTATGATCATCTCTTGAATCTGGACCTCCTGGAGCAAACAAATCAAATCCGGCATCAATATGATGAGGATTATTAAATAATTTATTGTTATGATTATTTACTGCTTCACGGTATCTATCAATTAAATTTATATCATTTACATCTACATATATTTTTAAGACCATAACACGGTCATATATGTTTAACAATGTATTCATAATCGTCTGCGTCATGTTATTTGTAAAAATTGCCATTTATACAAATATATAAAAAATGAGTTTATATTGTTTTTTTATATATATTATTTAATTTATGAAGAAATCTCGTCTTCAACAGTCGCCTTCGGCTTCAATAAGGTCTAGTGCTTTTAATCTATTATAAAATACACGACGATTTCGATTCAGTTCTTTTTTTTGAAAATTTATATCATAAATCAATTTATCCACTTTGTCTTCAATATTCGCAGCACCTTGCTTTTTTGCTCCCTTTTTTAGTATATCTAATTTATCCAATTCATCTTTAACCTTTGAAAATTTATCATACCAAATTATAAATCTTTCATTCATTTCACTTACTATTTCTGTATATGTTTTTGATGGCATATCTTCGAATTCCATTATTTCTTCAATTGTGGCGGTTTCTATTAATTCATCTTTATTATCATGACTCTTACCATAAAAGCTAACAGAACCTTTATTGAAATCTAATATGAAACATTGCCCATATTCTTCCTTTTGATTTATTATATATCCAGCTTCCAAAATATTTATAAAACTACTTTGACAATACCTTAAAAGACTCCACCAATCGTCTGCGTCATTTTCAAATTCTTTAAATATTTTATATTTTTCTATATCTTCCTTTTTTGGTGTACCTTTAGTTGTTTTTATTTTTTCAAACTCTGTTTGAAGTGCTTCTTTCGTGCCATAATGCTTCATTAATACATAAATTTCTCTGACTAGTATTTGCCAAAGTAAATCAGCGTCATATTGAACATGTATTATCCGCTTCTTTCTTCCAATTATATATCCAAAAACTCCTTGGGTTCCCATTTAATATTAATAATATTTATAAAATATTTTTAATATATTATTTTTTATTTCATATTTCAATTTTATTGGTTTGTAAATGGCAACGTTTGAGGTAGTTCCTTTACATTTGGTTTTGATGTTACTTTCCAATACCAATCAGGAGGTTTTAAATAAATATCTGATGTTCCACATGCGTTACCAACACTTGTAATACTTGTACCTCCTGTTCTTATTCCCGTACCTGTTTGGACGGCATATGGGAAAGGTTTTTGTTTACCAATTGGATTATTACATCCTCTAGTGAGATGTAAGTTATATTGACCATAAGAAACTGGTTGACCTAATATCTTTGTATATGGAGCATTGCGAGCCATATCGTTATATTTAAATCCAGCAGTTGAACGACCTGGAGTACATAAGGTTGGACCACAGGTTACAATATGACCTTCATAAGTAGCATCATTATTAACCTTAAGATTACATGTGTTTGCGGCTGCTTTGTTTTGAATATATAACCACTGACTTGCGGTATCTGTTTGATTTCCTGTGTAATTTGGTTGAACCCAATAGTTCGGATATTGACCTGTATATGCCCATCTGTATTTTTGACGCAACATACCATAAGTTGATAAGGTTGATGGCTTAATATATAGGTATTGTGTTCCCCTTGTGTTAACAACAGAAGAATTGAGAACTGGTTGAACTGCCGGTTGTTTGCTTCCAGCATTTGGAACAGCGCCTGTAGAACTTGTAGCAGCATTTCCTACCAATGTAGCAGAAGGATATTTACCATATGTTCCACCAAAACCAATTGGTTCAGTTCCTCTATAAGGTGTTCCGGATTTTGACATTTTCATATCTCTTCCTACTCCACCGACATTTCTATGACCACCGTTGATAGAAAAACCAGCAGCTCCTGCTCGAGCATAAATTTTTTTTGCGTATTCAAGACTTGTTGGTGTGTATCCAAATGGACCTTGTGATAACCAAACTCCACCTGGAGCTGAACCTGAACGTTTTGAACCATAATTTATTACAGATTTTCTTTTAAAAGCAGTTAATGACATTATAACATACTATGAGATTTTTATTGTAAACCTTTTTAATTATATAAATAGAATACTTCGCTTTTCCGGGTCTTCAACTAAACATCTAGAGAGAAGCCAATATAATTTTGTATTTTTAAAATGTAATCGGTTTAAATATTCATGATAAAAATATTCCTTGTAAAAATATTCTTTACATTCAGTTAAAGCATATAACAATAAACAACCTAAGCTAAAATATGACGTTTTATAATGAACATATGATGGCAGTTCTGTTATTTTTAACATTTCAGGTGAAGCAAAAAAATCTGTTACCTTAAATGGACAGCTAATTGTAGCCATTTCTTTCCCTACGGGATCTATCTCCGCTACTAATTCGCTGTCTAAGAATGCGAAGGTTTGGTCGTTTATCACAATTATATTTTCGGGGGCGTAACCTATTATCGTCTTGGATTCATTTGATATTAAATGAGATAACTGCGCCGACAAATTTGATATCATGTTTGCTGCTAAATTTATACTTATGCGGTGGGAACCTCGTACCTTACTTTGCTCTTCAATAAATTGGGGAAAGGGCTTTACTGAGAGCGCCTTAAATCGTAGAGTTGTGTAGTCATCTGTTATTGTACCTTGGATTATATGTGTTTTTGTTAGTGACCTTATTAGCGCTGGACATGGATAATTATATTCCATTTTATACATCGTTTTGTTATTTTTATCTTGCATTATTTTTAATGAATCGTTTACAAATATTTCTACCATTTCTTATTATTGGAAATAAATTTCTAGATTATTTACTTTTTTATATTATTAATAAAATTAAAGTTATTTAATTTTATTTTATTGTTTCGACTTTGAGGTGGAGAGGATTTCTTGGTATCTCTTTT